ATGGCATCTGTACGTGAGCGCAAGCGCAAGGACGGCACCCTCTACTGGGCGGTGCTGTATCGGCACAACTTGAAACAGACCAGCAAGTCATTCCCCGACCCCGTACAGGCCGCGAACTTCTGCAAACTGGTTGACGCCCTGGGGCCTGACCGGGCGCTCACAGAGGCGGGCATCACCCCGGCTGTCGACCTATCTGGCATGACCGTCACGCAGTACGTGCAGCGCCACATAGACGGCATGTCCGGCGTCACGCCCAAGCGCATCGAGACGGTGCAGCGATGGCTACAGAAAGACATTGACCCGGCATTCGGTGCCCTGCCGCTGTCCAAGCTGACTCGCGCCCACGTGGCCGCGTGGGTCAACGCCATGCACAAGGCCGGGGCCAAGACAGGCACCATGAAGGGCAAGCGGGGGTTTCTGTCCGGCGTGATGAAGCAAGCCGTCAAGGATGGGCACCTGGCCGTCAACCCGTGCGAGGGCGTGCGTTTGCCCCGCACCGAGAACCGCGAGGCCGTGTTCCTCACCAAAGACGAGTACCAGCTACTCAGGGCACAGTTCAGCGACCACTACAAGCCGTTGCTTGACTTCCTGGTGGCCAGCGGATGCCGGTTCAACGAGGCGGCGGCGCTTAAGCCGTCCGACGTGGACCGCAAGGCGTGCACCGTGCGTATCTCGCGTGCCTGGCAACAGAACGGCTCTAAGTACGTCATGGGGCCACCCAAGACGAAAAAGTCGAACCGAACTATCAACCTGCCCAAATCGGTGCTGGACCAGCTCGACTACAGCCACGAATGGCTATTCACGACCACCAAGGGCGAGGCCATAAAGCTCTCAAGCTGGCGCACCAGCGTTTGGAACCGTTGCCTTGCTAAGGCGATGGCTGAGGACGCTAACGACCCGGGTAGGCCAGTGTTGGAGAAGCGGCCTACTCCGCACGACACGCGCGACAGTTGCGCGAGCTGGATGATCCAGGCCGGGGTGCCGTTGCCGGTGATTCAGGCTCACCTGGGGCACGAGTCCATCCAGACCACCGTGGACCGCTATGGGCATCTGGACCGGACTTCTCACCAGGCGGCGGCGGACGCGATGGCCGCGATGCTGGCCGGATAATTAAGAATTCTCTGGGAATCGCTTCCGAATTCAATGGATCGAAATGTAACGTTTGACGGACCAGGTACAGAGGCGATTCGCCATTAAGGACGGCGAGCCTGGCGAGCAACGGAACGCAAAGGGTGTTCCATCAACTGACAATCGCTAGTAAGAAACATCCAATGTCTGACCCCATTCTGATGGGCTACGAGGAAGTGTCAGCGCTAACGGGTATTGCCGTTAATACGCTAAAGGATTACCGCGCTAAGAATAAAGCGGGTGGGCCGCCGTCCGCTGTTATATGCGGCAAGGTTCGTTACCGCCGTTCTGACGTGTTGGCGTGGGTTGATGCTCAATTCGAGCAAGCTGCTAAGCGTGAGCCTAAGGCGATGCCCGTGTTTACGCCGCTTGGTCGACGGCATTTCGCTGCTTAACCCCCTTCGCTAGCCCTCCCGGGCAGCGGGGTTTCTTAAAGCTGCCCATTCCGAATTGAAAGGTACTAACAGGATGACTAACACTACTTACGCCGACCGCTGGGCAGACGAGATTAACCGCGTCTATCACGAGGAATCGCAGTGGGACACGGCAGAATTCGTTGCGGACATGCGCGGTACCTTGGAAGTGGACGAAGTGGTTTACATCGCTCTTGGTAAGGCTGCGCGGGCGCTCCGCAACGGTGAGGTCGTGACGTTCAGCGGGCAGGAGCTGGACATTGTGCGGTACTTCATGCCCGCCCACGAAGTGCACCAGTCCGGGTCTGTTCGTTGGGTGCTGGATCGTTTCGGTTTTGATCCGATGACCGAGTTCCGCGAGCGCTGAATTTCTGTGGTGGTGGCTTGTGGGTAATTTCGCAGGTCACCACCATTTTCAGCTCGAATTCTAAATCAATCGTTGTGACGTGCATCACGTCCGACTGAACTAAGCGCCAAATCGGCGGGGTCAAGATATAAGTTGAATACAGAGGGAACTTTCGCAGAGAACGTCACCACGCGCACAACCAAAGAACGAAAAAAGCGCAAGGACGTAAGGGGCGCACCCGGCTGGCAAGTAAACGCAGACGGCAGCATCTTCTATAAAAACCACCGCAAAGACCCGGCAAACAAACAGCCGGTAATTGCACTTGGCAAGGATTACGCGGGGCCGCTGCTACCGGCCTACGGCAACCAACACGGCACAGTGTTCGTAGACGAAGTTGTCGCAGTCGAATATCTGGGATTGCCGCGCACGTCGGCGATGTGGATGTACCCCAACCCAGACGGCTACGCCTTAAAAAACGGTGTCATCGCGGGCGCGTACCCGCGTCACCTAGACGGCAACCCAAGCAACTGCGCTGCCGAAAATCTGGTGTGGGTGATCGACCCGGAGTGCGCCGAGATTGAAGACGCACGCATCTTGCTGCCGAACCACATAGCCAACCGGCCCCGCCGTCCTGGCCCCGGCCTGTTCAAGTGGTCACCGTCCCGGCAGGACGAACCCCTATGGGTCGCATCGCACTACATGTGCGACTGGACGCCCAAGGGTGCCGACCTGGCCCAAACCAACAACTAAATACAGAACCCATTGAGAGGAACAAGCGATATGGCACGTAAGAACCGCGACGAACCCAACGAGTACACGATCCAGCCGACCGCGCTCCGGGTGTGCCCTGGCCGCGTATCCGATGACCCGACCGTGCCAATGATCGGCATTCAGGCCGTCGACAGCCGCGCCCGGTTCACGATCCCGCTGTGCGCAGAGGATGCGCTGATAATGGCCCGTTCACTGTGGACGTTCGCCAACGATGCACGAGTGCGGGGCGGATTGCCGCCCGTCACGCTGTAACTGCGGCGACACCCAACTGTCCTAAGCCGGAGGCCGCAGGCCGACTAAGAAACCCGGCCACGCACAGAGGTCACCAGGCCGAACGGCCAACCGGATAACCCGGCCAACGAACAACTACATAGACCGGCGTGCCCGGACCCGCTTCCCATCCTGTGCGAGTCCGGGCATCGCCATATCCAAGGGGGAAACATGCAGCAAGACGCGATAGAGGTACTGCACAACCAACACGGCCACCACGTCACCGTCTGGGACTACCACGGCCACAGGAACCCACTCGAGTTCACGCTCACCGAGGACCAGGCCGCCGACCTACACAGAGCTCTAACCGAGTCGCTTAAGCCGCGCGCCTACACAGTGGCGTCACCGGCACAAGCACGATGGGCACCCGCGTGACAGTGAAACCTGTTGCGCCCGTGACAGTTAAGAGCGCTAAGGGCAAGCCGTACCAGCTAAGGCCAGACCAGAACGTAATCCGCGTAGACCGGCAGGCCGCCAAGAGTGCCACCGTGCACACGTTCACGCTGCCAATGGCCGACCTGCTGCCGCTGTGCAATGCGTTGGTGGACCTGTACGAAAACCATGTTGCTTAAGCGATGCCTACGTGACGGCTGCATCGAACTGTCTGACCGCGCTTACTGTCCACAACACAGGGCTAAGGACACCAGGAACGCTAGGCAGCGCGGTTACGACACGGCATGGACACGGCTAAGCAAGCAAGCACGTGCTAAGCAACCGTTCTGTAGTGATTGCGGCAGCGCGCGAGACTTGCAGGCTGACCATTCACCTGTGGCATGGGCGCGGCACGCACAAGGCTTACCAATCCGCCTACAGGACATCGACGTGGTGTGCGGCGGCTGCAACCGAGCTAGAGGGGCCGCCCACTAATTAGGGCAGCACCCACGCTCCACCGCCCTTCTCGGATTCGCGGGGTATGACGTAAGCCCAGTAGTTCGGGCTGTAGAGCTTGACTTGCTCGCCGTCCTTGGTCACTTCCAGCACGCCAAATTCCTTGACTGCTACTTGATATGAATCGTCGTAGTTGTCATTGCTGAGTCGCTCACCACGCGTGTGGAAGACACTGAAAGCCATGCTGAAAGCATCGCACGGAGGCCGGACATCCGAGCGCTAATTACAAACCCAACGCTTCGCACTGCGAACAGCACTCGGTGACGTACTCGTCCTCGGGATAAGGCTCACCGTTGGGCTTGCGGAGTATCCGGTAGACGGGTTTGTTGTAGCCACACGTGCCGCCCGTATGCACGCGGTCAGGGGTTTGGGGGTCCATAGCGTCGATGGTACGGACGCTATTCCTTGTCCGGGCCAGGACAGCCAGGCGTCGGGCACGGAGACTGCCGGACAACAAGCCGGTCATACGGTTCATCCACTCCGGGCGTCAGATCGTCCGTGTAGTAATCGTCAACCACCTGATCGACCAGTGCACCGCACTTGTCGCACTTGACCCTGCGTCTGCGTTCAACCATGAACCGACGCTACCGCTGTAAGCCACGCTGACTGACGCAAAACGCGAACCCAAATAGGTTGACCGCTCGGTTAACCCAATCGCCGGCCTACGGGCCAAATAGGCAGCAATTCGACCTATCGGGTGGGCAGTAGGCCCGCTCGAATTTCACCGGTACCCGAACGGCAAGGCGCTTTCCGAGTTACTCTCGGCGGCTTCAAACAACTGAATAACAACTAAATATAGAGGGGGTGACCCGTGGCTGTTATTGCCAAGGCAGGACCAAAAGCACAGGTCACAGCCCCACCATTGGGCTTCAAGGGCTGGCCGCGTGACCGCGCTAGGCGACGAATTAAGTTCATCCAGACCTATCTAAAAGTGCCTCATGGGGCCAATGAAAAGCGGAAATTCAAGCTTCAACCGTTCCAATCGGAGATTATTCGGGGCGCTTTCGCTCCTGGCATTCTTACGGCGCTAATCAGCATTCCACGCGGTAACGGTAAGACGATGCTTGCGGCGGCGCTGGCGCTGGCTGAGATGTTCGTCGGCCCGTATTCCGCCGAGGTTCTGTGTGTGGCGTCGAACGCCGAGCAGGCCGGGCACGTGCTCAAGTACGCGCGGCAGATGATCGCGCTTTCTCCGGAGCTGGCCGAGCGCATCCATGTCTATGCGGACCGGCTGTATCTGCCGGAGAACGACGCAACCCTGTTGCCGCTGCCAGCGGAGCCGGGGGCGCTGCACGGCTACAACCCGTCGCTGCTGATTGTGGACGAGCTGCACGTTGTCACTGAGGACGTGTGGGAGGCCGCTACGTCGGTGGACGGTAAGCGGCTTGAGCAGTTGACGTTGGCTATTTCGACGCCTGCTAGTTCGCCCGATTCGGTGATGTGGCGGCTTGTCGAGCATGGGCGGGCCGGTACTGATCAGGCTTTCTATTTCCGGGAGTGGTCCGCGCCTGACGGGTGCGCCCTGGACGACCGGGACGCGTGGCGTATCGCTAACCCGGCGTTGTCGTGTCCGCAGCCGTTCCTGCAAGAGGCCGGGTTGATGGCGCGCTGTAAGTCACTGCGCGAGCCGGTGTTTAGGCAGCTACGGCTAGGTCAATGGGTGACCGGCGTTGACGCTTGGTTGCCGTTCGGGGCGTGGGACGCCTGCCAGGTTGACCGCAAGGTTAAGCCGGGTGAGCGTGTCGTCTTGGCGTTCGATGGGTCCGCGTCCGGTGACAGTACGGCGCTGGTCGGCTGCACGCTGGACGGCCACCTGTGGATTGAGGGCATATGGGAGAACCCCGGCGATCCGCGTTGGCGGGTGCCACGGGCCGAGGTAACTAGCGCCGTGGATATGGCTTTCGCCAAGTACGACGTTGTGACGCTGGCCGCTGATCCGTGGGGTTGGCGCACTGAGATCGAGGCATGGGCCGCGAAACACGGTGAGGGCCGGGTAATCGAGTGGAACACCGCGCACGCTGCGCGTATGGCACCGGCTACTGACCGGCTGTATCAGGCCGTGATGACTAATGCCGTGAGCCACGACGGAGACGAGCGGTTAGCGCGTCATATGGCGCATTGCGTGGCTAAGCCGACCCCTATGGGTGACCTGGTGAGTAAGGACAAGCGCGGTAGTCCGCGCAAGATCGACGCCGCCGTGGCCGCGATTGCCGCTTTCGATAGCGCCGCAGCCGCAGCGAATAACCATAAACAGCAAGGAGTTTGGTTCTTTTGATTGATGAGACTTTCACGCGCCTGGTTAAGGCGCTAGACGCACCGGTAGGCCGGTACAAGATGCTTGACGCCTATTGGTATGGGCGACAGCCGCTAGCGTTCATCGCGCCAGAGCAGCGAAAGCTGTTGGGCGACAGGATGGGACGGCTAGTAGCTAACATCCCCCGTCTAACGGTGCTTAGCATCGCCGACCGGCTTAAGGTGCAGTCTTTCGACGGCGTTGACATCTCCCAGGAGTGGGAGGCTAACGACATGCCGCAGCATTGCGGCACTCTGTTCAAAGAGGCGCTGTTGCTTGGCGCGGCTTACGTGCTGGTGTCGACTAACCCGGACGGCAGTCCACGGATAACGGTCGAGTCGGCTAAGCAGGTCACCGTTGAGCGTGACCCGGCCACCAGGACGGTTACCAGCGCACTTAAGCGTTGGGAGACGCGGACCACGACAGAGGCGACGCTGTTTCTGCCTGACCGCATCGTGCGGTTTACGGCTAACAGCAAGGGTGCTACGGCTAGCGCGTTTCGCCAGGTTGACGAGTGGCGTAACCCGCTGAGTGTGGTGCCTGTCGTGCCTGTGGTCAACAGCGACCGGCTGCTAGACGTTGATGGCGTTTCGGAGATTTGGGACCTAATTCCGTTGTGCGACTTGGCTAACAAGCTGCTGACGGACATGGCTGTTACGTCGGAGATGACGGGGTTGCCCCGGCGTTGGGCTACTGGCCTGACCCCTACCGAGCGCATCGTTAGGGATGCTGCCGGTAATCCGGTGCTGGACGGTAACGGTTTGCCGGTTAAGGAGCTGGTCAGTCCGGTCAGTGAAGACACGTACAAGATGGCTGTTGCGGAGAAGCCGGAAGCCAAGTTTGGGCAGTGGGAGGCCGCGAGCATGGCGGGCTACGAGTCCGCTATGCGGGTGACTATGGCGCAGATCGGCGCTATTTCATCGCTGCCGCCTGCCTATCTGAATATGACGAACTCTCAGCCGACATCGGCGGATGCGGTCCGCGCCCAGGAGTCGAGTCTTACCGCCAAGGTCGAGGCGAAAGAACTGGCGTTCGGTCCCGCATTGGAACAGGTGGCCGCGCTGGTGGTTGCCGTCCGTGACGGGATTGACCCGGCGAGCGTGACGGCGCGGGTCACTTGGGCTGACGCGGCGAGCCGGTCGGTAGCCCAGGAGGCGGACGCCGCCACGAAGCTGTTTCAGGCGGGCATCTTGTCCCGGACGACGACGCAGCGGCGTCTAGGTATGTCTGATGACGAGATTGCCGCCGACCGTGCTGCACGGCGGGCCGAGGCACTGGACGCTCAGGGCGTGACGCTGCTGACGCCTAAGCCTGCTGATCCGAACCCGGCGAGCCCGGAGACTGCGACGGCGGCGTGATCGCGGTCGAGCAGTACCAGGCCGCGACCGAGCAGCTAGCCAGCCAGACGGAACAGGCCGCGCTTGTCCTGTACGGGCAGTACCGGGCCGGTCAGTACGACCAGGCCGACACCGCCCTGTTGTTGGCCGCGCTGATTAACCGGGCGAACGCTACGGCTACGTCGCTGGCAGACGTGTGGTTGGCAATTCAGATCGAGTACCTGACGGGTGAGCCGGTGTCGACTGTTGGCGTGCTGCCGGTCGACGGGTCCGAGCGGCTGGTTAAGGCCGTTAACACGATCCTTAGCGGAGAGGGCGAAAACGCCGGCCAAAAGCAGGCAGGCGTTTCCGGTAAGGGCGCTGGTCAGGATCACATTGCCGGGGCCGACAAAGTGACGGTAAGCGACGTTAAGGCGGTTGACGCAGCAACGGATACCGGCCCGCCGACAGGGCCAGCCAGTACCGAACCGACGCAACCCGATCCGCAAGAGACTCAGGTTGCACGCCTAGCACGGTGCGAGCCGCTAGAGGCCGCACAGCAGGCCAGTCACGACGCCATGCAGCAACAGCCGCTAGTCGAGGGCTGGATACGGCATATGGACGCGGACCCGTGCCAGTTGTGCGTCTGGTGGTGGCGCGAGGGCCGGGTGTGGCCTAAGGCGCACCCAATGCCACGTCATAAGGGCTGTAACTGCCAGCCGAAAGTTGTTCTAAGACAAGAGATTCAATCCACGGGTTACACCCGTCGGTTAAGGGGGGTTACTAACGATGAGTGAGACGACGCAGCCTGTCGCTGCTGAGACCACCGAAACCAACGACGACGAGCGCCAGGACGACGCGCAGCCGTCCGAGGTCGACCATAAGGCCGAGCTGGACGCCGCAAACGAGCGCGCCGACCGGTATGCACGGGAACTGTTCACGGCCCGCGTGACGGCCACGGGCCGGTTGGCCGACCCGACAGACCTACCGTTTAACGCCGAGCTGCTGGACAGCGCCGACGCCTTAACGGAGGCCATTGCGGCGCTGCTGGCTGCTAAGCCGCACCTTGCGAGCCGTAAACCCGCGTGGGGCGACCTTGGGGCCGGTCAGACCAAAACCACCGACAGCGGGCCGACGTTCGCTGACCTATTCCGGTAATGGTCACGGAGACTCTGACCCTCTACCGGGGAGACGCGGACAAGTACGGCAACCCGAATAAGCAGGACCACGGCACGGTGCAGGGCGTCTTTGCGTGGGGAACGACGCAGCCGACTACCCCAACCGGCGGGCGCGGCGAGGGCGCCAGCACCGGGGCCGAACTGTACGTACCTAAGGGCACAGACCTAAGGGCACGCGACCGGGTTAAGCGGGCTAGCGGCGACACCTACCGGGTTGTCGGTGGCGTCCAGTGGGACCGGGCGCACCCGACTGGTGGGCGTGATTTCGGTTGGGTGGCTTACCAATTGGTGAGCATGTGAGCGGCGAGTACCTGCTAAGCGACATTAAGACGCGCCGTGTGCCGCAAGCGATCCTGTTTAGCCCGGGCTTGGCGGCACTGCTACAGAGCCACGGTGACGAGCTGGTGGCGCTGTACCGGGCCGGGGTCGCCAAGCGCACGGGACGACTGGCCGCGTCGGCTAGTGCACACGTGACTATTGGCGGGCACAAGCACGACCGGCTTATCGGCAAGGTGACCGTTGGTGACGAACTCGAATACGCGGCATTGCACGAGTTCGGCGCTAAAAGCAACCCTGACCGGCGTGCTTACCGCGATTTAGCGGAGGCCGTCCAACGGTGGAAAGGCGTCAACCGCGCCTATGCAGTAAATGTAAAACAATTTAATTAACTGAATAGAGGACAACTAAATATGGCTACACAGCATTCTAATATCGCTGATACCTGGACCCCGGCTGACTTCGGTGAGCTTTTGAATAAAGCGGTTCAGGCCAAGAGCACGGCCTTTAAGGCGACCACGCTACATAATACCGATAAGGTTAAGGTTCAGTTCCCGCTGTGGAATAGCGATCCGGCTGTTAGCTGGCTGGCCGAGCTTGAGGAAATCGTTCCTACTGACGGCGCTAACGGTGACGTGATTTGCGTGCCTTCTAAGGTGGGCGGCATTTCGACTGTCTCGAATGAGGCGGCACAGGATACGGACCCGGCTATTGCTGATCAGATCGCTAGCGGCATCGCTAACCAGATCGCTACCAGCGTTGACGTTGCGTTTTTGGGTGACGGCTCCGGCAACGCCAAGATTCCTGACGGCCTGCTGAGCACGACTTACCAGACCGTTGACACTGGCGCGAGCGTGACGAATTTGGACCCGTTTATTGCGGCCATTTTTAAAGCTAAGAGCGTCGGTGCGAATATTGACCGTTGGGTTATGAATCCGACTATTGCGGAGTCGCTGAGCAAGATTAAGAAGCAGACCGGCAGCAATGAGACGCTTTTGCAGCTTGTCGCGGACGGTATTCAGGTTGCCGGTATTCCGGTGCTGATTGATCCGAACGTGGACGCTGCTACGGTCGCTTGGGGTATTGATTCTACGCGTACTAAGACGGTTCTCCGTAAGGGCACCGAGGTTAAGCGGTTTGAGATTCCGCGTCAGGACGGACAGGACATTCGCGGTATTGCCCGCGTGGGTTTTGCATTCCTGCATCCTCAGGCCAACGTGCGCCTTTACGACGCGGCCTAAGTAATTGGCTGAGGTTACGGCTGAGGACGTGGGCGCGCTGCTAGGTGACAGCGCGCCCACTGAGGCCGTTCTAACGAATGCCGTCCAGGCCGTAAAGCTCATGGCCCGCGCTCACACGCGTGGGGAGGGGTTCGACGCGGACGGAGCGCCTAACGACGAGATCGCGGCGGCAATTCTCACGGCAGCGTGCCGCCTGGCGCGCAATCCCGGCCAACTGAGCACGTCCGAGACAATGGGGCCGTTCACGTTCGACGTGCGCGGCGGGTTCCAGGGCTTCAACCTTGCCGAGCTGGCCGTGTTGGACCGGTACCGGGTGCACGGCCTGTGAGCCTGGTACTGCCTGACTGGTATCAGGCCAACTTTGTAAATCTCGAAAACCTGATGATCGACATGTTCGGCAAGGTTCTGCCGGGTGTCGAATCGGGTTGTTGGACGCCCGATGACTGGCTGGACCAGCAGACGCCAGACCCGCAACTGTGGTTCTTTCGGGTGCCTGGTGGCCGGGTCGACTATCAGCAGAACTACGACGAGGGACTAATGCAGGTGGTCGCGGTCACGGGGTCGCGGGATGACTCGTGGCAAGTCATGTCGCTTGTGCGGGCTGTGCTGCTGCCTATGCAGGGTTTCAAGTTCACGATGGCGGACGGCTTCACTGCGCAGATTCACAGCGCCGAGGAAGTGGCCGGTCCGCAGGTGTTGACGCCAGCCCAGCAGATCGACACACGCATGGTGTCGGCCACCTTCAAGGTGCGTGTTGGGTTGCGTTCGCGCGAGCGCTACGGGGATAGGGTTCGCGCTCTTTAGGCATACCGGGGCATCTGCTCTGGTAGTCCAGCCGTTTCGGCGGTTGGTGGTCGGTACGGCTAAGCGCCGTGCTGGCTTGACGAAAATATGCAGGGCTGCGTGGGGGCGGGTTCATTCGGTTGCCGCCGTCTTCTTATCCGCGTGGCCCGGACGGTCCGGCCCCGGTGTCAGTCGCCGGGGCCGGGGTCCGCCTTGTACTGGGCGGGTGGCTGTTGTGGGTGTTGACGTGTTGACGTGGGTCAACAGTCGCGCCTGGTCGCCCCACGTTTCCGCATGTCGCGCCATGTTGTGCGGTCAACATGACCGGACCGTCAACGGCGGTGTTGCGACGCCTAGCGGTAATCTCACCGAGACCAATTCGTAAGCATGGCAACGCTTTTCACGCACCTACCAGCGTGGCAGCACGCCAAACGCAAGGCGGGAGCCCGCCGTCTCGGGGGTAACGGCAGGCTCCCGTGGTTACCAGTGTCACACCGCGACGGCACGGTTCTATGGACCGATGCCGAAGAGAGACATCGCAATTGGCTAACGGTTGCGACTCGGAACAGTGCTCAGGGCCGGAAGCAGGCTGCGTACAAGCCCTTCATGGTGTCGGCCAGGTCGTCGACGGGGCCGTCGACGGGTACCCCCGGTGCCACGGCCGAAATGGGCAGTGCCGCAACGGGGGAGGGCGCGACGCCCCACTCGCCGAGCCAGCTGACCAACTGTGCCGACGACGTCGCGTACACGATGCGTCCCAGGCCGACCCAGGCGTGCGCGGCCGAGCACATCGGGCAGTGTTCGCCAGAGGTGTACGTCACCGCGGCGGCCCGCTGCGCGGCATCGAGATTGGTTGCCGCCCAACGGGCGATGGCGAATTCGGGGTGCTGGGTCTGATCTCCGCCGGAGACCCGGTTGCGGTCCTCGAAGACCACCACGCCGTCGGCGTCCACCAGGATCGAGCCGAAAGGCTGGTCGCCGTCCGCCAGTGCCTCCCGGGCCAGCTCGACACAGCGGTTCAGGTGGCGCAGATCATCGGCGGTGACGGTCAT